ATTATACTTCGTACAATAATGCTATTGGGCAGTTCAATACAAGCTAGTAAGCTTTAATATATAGGTGGTCTTGGGGATACTATATGTTTTTTCAAAACACCTATGTTACTTCTCTAATACTTAGTATTACTCTGCTAATATTCAGATTTCTCCAATTCGATTTACCCCAATTTTTGTGAAATTGGGAAATCGATTTTATTCAAAAAGATATTTCACTTCCTGCTCAAACTTAACAGCAATTATACATAGTGTTATCGCTGTCTGGTTTCGTACCAATCTAGTTTTCAGTTGATTTGATCTAAGCTGTTTATTTACTACCACCAATCTTCGTTTTACGTAAACTGGCCCTATACGAAAAAATACCCCTATCTGGGCCCTATGTACCTATTTCGTTTAAAGTGCTCTTAAAACGCTTCTAAATGGCCTTAAATAGGGTAATTTGATGGGGAGAAAGAGGGAAAAAAGTAAGTAATAAAAAACCCCCCTGAATTTCAGGAGGGTACAAATTTACTGAGGGTGCAAATTTCTCAGTGGAGGAGCTCGTAAATTAGGCGGCCCACTGAATATAATATGAGGGCTCCTATGGTGGCCCAGCTTAGGGCGTCAGATATTTTTTCTAGGGTGCTTCTGTCGTTTCTCATTGCTGTTGGTTTTAGGCTTCTAATAATATTCCGTAATCATCTATAAATCGCTCGTATAAAATGCTCCATGCCAATTGCTCGGGCGTTGTGTTAGCTTCGCCCAGTAATGGACAAAAAAAGTTTCTAGGCCTTACCTCGTTGATAATATCCCAGCAGTTGGCTGAGTATATTGTAGCTCTGTTTAGCTCCTCAAAAAGTAGGTCCTCGCGGACGTCGATAGAATGCTTTAGTAATAGCTCAGCGATTTCGTTCAATGTGTCGTAAATAATCATGGCTTAAAGGGTTTAATGGTTAGTAGGTTAGGGAGTGCTCTAGGGCAAATGTAGAAGCTTGGTTGTAGTCTCTGAAACTGGCTAATTTCATACCGCTAGGAGTCCAGTAAGAGACGTCAAAAAACTGGCCGTTATTTACGCTGGTAATGGTGGTGTCAATTCGTGTCATGGTGTAGATGGTTTAATGGTTAAAGGAGGGAGGGGGTTAACCCTCCCGTTGTTAGTTTATCTTAGGTCAAAAAAATAAGTACAGGTATCGCCTGTAAAAATAGGCTGGTAATCACTGAAGTCCTCGTTGGTCATATCGTCGATATCGTAGGCGTCGGTTAGGTAGGCTTGCTGGCCGTCGTGCCATACAGCAATAACGGGAGCAAAATCCCCCTCTGTGGGGTGCTCGTAGAAAGTAATCAATTGGCCTTCTCTGTTAATCATATGGCCCAGCTTGTAGGGGCGGTGGCTCATTAACTTGTTGTAGTCTAATTTTGTCATGGTGTCGTTGTTAGTGGTTAATTAAGGGGAGGCGTTAACCTCCCCGTTGTTAGTTAGTTGATAGTTTCTAGAATTTCGAGGGCTTCGATAATCCTCTTTCTAGCCTCGTATCGGCTCTCGTGGTTGGCTCCAAAAGGTAGGTCATTCATTTGCTCCAAAGTAAGCATGTCGATGACGGCTTGTAGGGCTTGTACTTTTGTGTTCATTGGTCTCATAGTGTCGTTGTTTTAATGGTTAAACTTGAAGCAAATATATAGGAGCAATATATACAAGTCAACAAGAAAATTGTTACATTTGTAACAACTGAGGAAACAAGCGGGACCTGAGGCGTGAAATAAAAAAAATAAAAAATAAATGCAAAAATATTTTGTCACGTCAAAAATTGTTTGTAACTACAGCGGGAGCATATCCTACCAACTGGGCAGGAATTGAATCCATACCAACTGAGTAGGAATTAAATTGATCCCCACATATATTTTTAAAACCCCACTATGTTTAAGAGCCTACTATGTTTAATAAAAAACCCCAGCTCTAAACTGGGGTTTCTTTCTTAGTCAATTACGAAGCCGCTGGAATCTTTCTTAGCTTTACCCTTAGCTCTGAGGCCTATAATCTTTCCTTTATTGTATAGCATTATTATATCGCTTGTATCCCCGTCAATTACTGGTATCTCAGTTCCTCCTACATTATAAGTAGCTGGTAGCTCCTTTCTGAAGACAGCAGCTACATTTGCTCCGTATGCAATTGCTGCGGGTATTAAGCTGGCGTTGCTTTCACTCTTACTAAAAGTGTAGGTAATATTTGGAGCACCCTCCCATCGCTTGATATAGTTTATATTTTTAGTGTACTCATAAAAAGCCATATGGTCAGCTAATTTAGTTACGTCTAGCTGGGCGTATTTTTGAAGTAGTGTAAAGAAGTCAAGGTCAGAAGTTCCGTTTAGTCTTACAGCGACACGCTCCCCAGCTTTCTTTGCTTTCGCATAATGATATAATAGCTCCTTTGCAAGCTGAGCTAAAAACCCCTCCTTGTCACTCAGCAAATAATCAGTTTTAGCTATTCTAGCTTTTTGGACGGTTGAGAAAACCCCCATACCCGCTGTAAATAAACAGCTCTCAATACACCCAGCGGTTGCATTCGCACAGACATTTTTACCAAAGCTATTTTGTGTATACGGGCTCAAGTATAATATAAAGCTTTTAAGACTGTTCTTTTTAGTTTTAGCGTTGGTAAATCCGTCGCTTAATAGTCTCTTAATCTTTGGTGTCGTTGTTGTTTTTGTCGTTGTCATGTTAATTTATTTTAGTGGTTAATACTGACGCAAATATATTAAGCCAATTGTTAACAAAATCTATTTTAACAAAACTTTAACATATGGTGCTTTATATGGCTCTTAATGTAGTTACACCTTTGGGCTCAAGCTGTGGACTGGTGACTGGTGGAGTGACGGACAAATCGATATGTACCAACAGCAAATCCAAACATAAATAGATCAACCTACTATGTTTAAACACCCAATATGTTTAAGAACCTACTGCGTTTAAATATATAAATCTACCCACTATGTTTAACAAAAAACCCTAGCTTTGAACTAGGGTTTTCTTTTATTCTGACCAATCTTCCCAATAAAGATAATTCTCATCGTAACAATAGTCTATAAACGATTGTGGGTCCATATCTTTAGCATACCTATACTCTCCGTCCACATCCTCGATTAAATACTCTGAGAGAGCCTCTAATAGGTATCTATAGGCATCTTGTTCATATTCGTAGTAGACCTCTCCTCCCATTACTACGTATCCGCTGCTGATAGCTTCTCCAGACTTATGACATTTAATTGCTGTCTCTTTCATAAGAATCCTCCCTCCTTTAATTTATACACGTTAACCACAATAGGCTCTAGTGATGGATGCATCTTCTCGATATGCATCTCTATGTTGTTTGTAAAGGTTAGGTTGATCTCATTGTTAGGTCTAGTAATGATCACGAATCTCTTAGGTGATCTTAGGATTCTGATTTTCTGCTCAATGGTAAATTTAATTGTCTTCATGTTTAGTCTAGGTTTTTAAGGTAACTTATTATATCATCTAATCTTTGCTGCATATATCTTATGCGATTGTAGTCTGGCTCTCTTTTCAGCTTCTCATTGATCAAAGCTGTAGTGAATTCTCTTCTTTGCTGTTCTAGATCATCTCGTTGTGTTTTCATAAGCTCTTTATGTGTTTTATGTAGTTTTGTTTGGCTTGAGTCCTCAGAAACTTCCCAGTGAAATCCTGAAGGAATATATTAGATGGGATATCTAGTCTCGTCTCTTGAGTCTCTCCAGTGAACTCGTTAATAGTTACGCAAACTATTATAACAGTGTCTTCTGAAGCTTGCAAGGTTACGGTTTCTTTTACGTGTAGGTAATTTTCTTTCATGTCGTTTATCTTATTAGTTTGCATTCGTTTGGTTTATATTCTTTGTTTAGGTCTGTCTTATGGTTGTATCCTAGTGTGATGTGAGCTGGTATAGATATGCAATCTTCGAACAGCTCAAACAAGTCTATCTTGAACTCGCCAGTATTATACAAATGGAACTTAAGGTCCTTTAGTATCCACTGAGCATCGCTAGGTTTAAAGTACCACTCGATGAAGGATTGGGTAGTTACGTTATGTTTCATTATACAAAGAACTTAAAGATTTGACCATTTACTTGAGCTTCGATTAAGCTATTCAAGTTAATCATTCTAAAGTCGTTAGCGTGCATATCAAAGACAACAAGTAGTCCTTTAGATGCTGGGCTAAATTTAAGTCCAGCTCCAGTTACTCCTTTTTGTACGTTGCGTCTGCAGTTAATGGTTCTGATGGTCCCGTCCTTTTTAACAAAGGTGGCTGAGAAGATCTTACCATCGTTAGTTGCTTGTAGGAATTTTTCTAGTTTCATAAGTCGTTGTTTTAATTTGTTTCTGCAATACTACGATATCCAAATCGATTATGCAGTACAAAAAATGACTTTAACGAAAGTTTAACACTTGGCCTAGTATCAACGAAAAAATGGCTGAGGGGGCCCATGAAGCCCCTCCAGCCAATTGAAATACCTACTGCGTTTAAATACCTACTATGTTTAAGAGCCTACTGCGTTTAAAGACTACCTAATGACATAAGCTCCACGAGAAAAATTTGCAAGAGCGTACTGAGCGGCATACCTGATCGCATCAATTCTGTGGTTCCACTTGTCTACTGGTCTCTGCTTACCACTATCACTCCACACGTAGTTGTTTAGCTCCTTGACTATCTCTATGCTCTCAGGATCGATAATCAGGTCAAAGTCTTGTAACAGACCTATCCCTGATAAAATAGAACCAGACCTCTTCACAGTGGGCTTAACGTTGCTACCCTTTAGTCTGACCTCGTGTATCAAACGAGGCTCAGAAGAGTCAGCAATAATCAGCTCAGGTCCTGCATATCTTATGTTCATAGATGCGATTTCTGAAGTAGACATAGCCTGCTTACCATACATCTCTTTAATGAATATACGCCTATTGCGTTTATCTACAGACAATTTTACCAAGACTGTTGGATCTGACGCAAACCCAAAATCCTGACCATAAATGATATCAAAGCTATCGTCAAATTGCCCAAGCCTCCAGTTCGTGAATACTACTCCTTCTGCTCTGTTTAACCAGCCTCCTAAGATCTGATGCTCATACTTCTCAGGTCTATGCAGTCTAATCTGATCTATCTGCTCTAGGAACGATGCAGACAAGTTAGATACTCCATTTGCATCTACGTTATCCTTGTAGGTTGTGTGTATGTACGTGACGTTACCTTTGATGCCATTGTACATATCCATAATACCCTGATTCTGGTAGAACCTTTGATAGATCCAATGCTCTTTGGTAGTTGGGTTAAGTATCAGAATAACTCTGTTGGTCTTAGTCTTTACCCTGACTGATTGATCGATCTTATCGAACACGTCTTCATCGATAAGCTCTTCAGCCTCATCCAATACGAATGTAGTTACACCATTAAGTGACTTAAGAGCCGCTGTCTGATTACCAGAAGCGGTCTTAATCCCTTTAAATATGATACTGGAACCAGTCTTAATGTTTGTGATCTCGTCCTTAGTTATTCTAAAGTCTTCTATGACCTCCATCATCTCCAGCTTCTCAATGAACTCAGGAATAATAGAAGATCCAGCAGAAGTCATCGTATAGCGTGTAAACAAGATCTTATGACCTCTCTCGTATGTAAGTAGCACTAGGAACACTGTGGCGGCATATGACTTGCCCGATCCACGACCGCCCGTAAGCACAAAGTACCTACTTTCGTTACCTAATGCGTTGTAATTGCTGTTTAAGTATGGTACTTTCATATTCCGCAATGTCCTGAGTCGCACTCGTTAAAATCATCATCAAACATATCTATCTGTATATTCCAGTTCTTTATTTGGTCGTAGGTCATATCTGTTTTCCAAGTAGCGTTGTTTATTGACTCTCTTTCTTTTTTAGCAAACCACTCTAACTTATTAGGATGGTTAGTCCACATCTTATTCAATAGCGTTGGTTCCTTGTGGAAACAACCAACGCAATTGTTCATCCAAGCAAATCTAACTGGCTTATCCTTCCAGTAAGCTTCTATTTGATCTTTGTAAACACCTGAGTTTAGTAATGGGAACTCTGGTATTGCATAATCAATCTCGCTCCACCTATCGACAGTCTTAAACTTGCTTTTTCCAGTAACTAGCTTTACTTTAAGGTGTCCGTTTTCGTCAGCCCTAGCCATCATAGCTCTAGCCCTTCTACCTTCATTAGCCCTAAACCCAATACGCATAATAGGCACATGATCTAAGTTGTTCATTACCCATCTGGTTATAGGAATAAGCTTCATTTCGGTAGTGCAAAATCTCCTGATATGAGAAGGCAGGAATGTTATTCCGCTCTTCTTCTTAAATATTATATCATCAAATAACTCACCAGTAACCCAATTTATCTCTTGGCCTATATATTGTTCTAAGTCAAGCATAGTGTATATTATCATGTCATCCTCCAATGTACCTATAAACTCAGTACCGAGCCTATCGCTAACTTCTTGCCTGATCTTAGCGTCTGGAAACAAGCAGGACTTATCGTTTGTTCTAACAAGGGCAAATAAATTGTAGTCTGCTGGATGATGAGCAGCTAAATAACTACTAGTTTTACCTCCGCTTAGGCTATTTATCGTCTTCCTGATCATCTTCTGTTATATCTATAGTGTTTTCTACTTGTGGAGGTGATCCAGTAAAGAAGTTTACGATAGGAATGTCTAACTTACCAGTAGAATTGCCATTGGAAGACCCATCAGAGGGCTTCCCAAAGGCATATTCAGTCAAAATCTTCATATGATTAAACGAATCCTTAGATTTCTCAGCTACGTGTACCCAAAATTCAGTTTCTGATCCAAAAACCTCTCTAATTGCGTTAGTAGCGTAGATAGCATTGCGATTTTGCTTCGCTTTAGTGTCCGCATTGAGTCCTTTTAGGTCTTTTTCGATAGCTCTCAGCTCTTTGTCGCCTTTCTTAGCTCCATTATGCGATCTGCCGTCTAAAGCCTTCTTATATAAGTTATTTACTGGTTTTCTGCCCATACTGCGTTTAATAAAGTAAATCTACACTAGTCCTTTCTGTTTATCCTTCTTATATATTTGCATATACAAGTCCCAAATCTGTTCTGACCATTCATCCCTATTTGGGCTGAAGGTCTTCTCTCCAATCTTAATATTATCTCCTAATTGAACAGCTATTTTGTATCCAGATGGAGACACTACTGGGTAAATTTTATACCCTACAGCGAAAACATAGCTCTGAGCCACATAATGCTCATCAGTCATCATAAATCTCTTCTTTTTAAGGACCTTTTTAGCCATTTTAAAGCATTCTGACCATTGCAGA